TATTCAGTCTTTGTTTACAGATCAAGCTGCTGAGAATGCAGCAAAACAATTTAATGCTACTAGTCAATCACAGACTGACCAGTTTTTTGCAAGTTTATCAAGTACAACTTCTCAGTTCAATGCATCGCAATCAAATGCACAAGAACAATTTAATGCAGGTCAATCTAATACTATGGGTAAGTTTGTGGCTGAAGTACAAAACCAACGTGATCAATTTAATGCACAGAATAGACTGGTGATAGATCAGAACAATGCTCAATGGCGTAGAGAAATTGCAACAGCAGATACAGTCGCTATCAATAGAGCCAATGAATTAAATGCTAGTTCTATACTAGAGATGTCTGACTCTGCTTATAAAAATTTATGGCAGTACTACTCAGATAGTATGGAGTGGGCATGGAACAGCGCAGAGAATGAGCAAGAGCGTTGGAATAGATTAGCACTGCAACAAATGCAGAATGATACTAGTATTAAACTAGCAGATATGAAGAGTGATTATCAATCCTCTACATCTTTTGGTAAACTTATTGGTACGTTGTTTACTGGTGGTAATAAAATATTTGGAAGTCTAACTGGTGGAACTAGTTCGTTAGCTTCTGTAACAACATAAGGAACACACAATGTATGACGAAGCTTACAAAGTCTACCAAGGTATCTTAAAAAAATTACCTGATGAAACTAAAACTAAACCAACACAAAAGTCTAGTGGTTTACTAGGCAGGGCCACAGCAAAAAAAGAAAGTAGAGCTACAGAACCCGTAGACCGTATAGCACGATACGTTGCAAACATACGTAAAGACAGAAGAGAGTTAAACAATGGCTGAACCACAAACACTACCTTTTGAAGCACCTATAGCAGGTATGTCATTGACGGCAGAGCCGGGCAATAGACCTTGGCAACAGCCACCCCAACATGATACTGTTGAACAGGCTATAGAATACTACTTACCTAAGTTAAGTGACGAAGAGTTTTATGAACAGCTATTAAATGTTATGGAGATGGGTATACCTATTACTACTATAGCAAATGGTATACAATTAAATGGCGTGATGACAGGCATACATACTATAGACGTAGGTATCTTAATCATGCCTGTGTTAGTAGAGACTATGGCTTACATGGCTGACGAGGCAGGGGTTGATTATGATTTAGGCACAGAGAACAGAGTAGATTCTGATTTAGTATCTGATAGCCAGTTGGCTTTAGTAATAAAAAAGATAAAAGATAAACAGGGTATAGAATCAGAGATGCCAGTACAAGAAGAGATGGCCCCAGAGCCAGTTGAAGAACCAGTTGAATCTGGTGGGCTAATGTCGAGGAGAATGTAATGGGTTTTAATATAGGTGGTTTTTTAGGTGGTGTTTCTGAGGGCGTTAATGATGCTATCATTCGTGAAGAAGAAAGACTAGACGAAAAGTTAACGATGAATCGACAGGAAGCTAGTCTTCAACGTAGAGATAAGAATAAAGAGAGACTTAGAAAAGAAGTATTACTTGAAGAGTTAACTTCTCAGCTTGGTGGACTTGGTCATACTGAAGATCAAATTACACAGATGTCAGCTAAAGGTTTGGGTGCTATGAAACAGTTTGCAACTGTAAGTCAGGCAGAGTTTACAGCAGGGCGAGATCCTAGTGCTGCATATAACTGGAACCAAACTACTGAGGAACTTGCTCCAGTTGCAACACTATCAAACACAGAACAACTTAGATCAAAGTTAACGGGGGTAACAGGTCGTGATGACCTTGAGCAAACAACTATTAAACCAACATCTTTTGGTCTTAAACGACCAACACAAACATATAAAACATACGCTACAGTGGACGAATCATTAGAACGTAATGCGCAGGCAATAGTTACTGCACAACAAAGTGGTGATACAAAAAAATTAGCAGAGTTACAAAAGCGTGGACAGCTTTTAATGGAGCAGGCTTTAACACAAGGAGATGGTAGCCAGTTTAAGGATGCATCAGTAACGTCAGTATTAAACTATAGTTATAAAACATACATGACTGGGCTAGGGTATGACTATGACAATGTAGAAAACAAAATAGCTAATCTAACAACAGATATGCGTGGTCAAGTTATTGCAGATAACTATGGTTATGGGCAGTCTTTACTAAGAAATAAAAAGTTTGCAGCAGATGGAACTATAAACTCTATTGCAACAAACCATAAGAACGATGCAAATATAAATGCCAGATCATTTGCGGATAAACAATACGCAGGCAGAGGTGAAGGTTTGTACTTTCAACCTGCTCCTTCATCTAACTATCATGTAATAACTTTACCGGGTGTACAAGAAATGAATAGGGCTGAACAAGGACAATTTATGAAAAGTCAGTTTAACAAATATAAAGAGACTAACAAAGTATTACATGGTTCAACCGTAATATATCAAGGGGTAACCGCTGATGGTAAAAGTTACAAAGCAGCAGGTGGAGTTTATTCAAGAAATGGGGATAGAGTAATTGGCTAATAGTTTACAAGGTTTATTAAGTGAGGACAGCTCAGAAGATACATCTCGTAGTAGACCTATTACTAATGTAGATGAAACCACTGAGTCAGAAAATAATTCTGATGAAATAGAATTAGAACTTGATTTTAAATCAGAAGGTTTTTTAGATGTTCCAGAATCTATTGAGCCACCATTAGTTGATCCTGAGTCTATAGTAGATATAACTCCAGACAACGAGATGGAGGAAAGCACACAATTTAGCCGTGGTATAGGAAACTTAGCAAGAGCAGGTCGTGATATAGGAGAATTTTTTACTAGTGGAGAAGTTATAACAGCACCAGCTCAAGGTATTGTCCGTGGATTAGAAGAGGTGACTGAGTTTGGTAAGTCAGTAGTAACGGGTACTACTAAAGGTCTAGGTAAAGGAATTGATTGGGTATTTGACGAGACTGATATAGATGATAAAATTATATCTGGTCTTATATCAGCTACAGATGTTGCTTTTTCTCCTTTGATAGGACGTGGAGATGAAGAAGGTGGTGGTGTACTTGGTGCTATAGAGGAGTTTATACCTGATCCTGAAAGCGTAACAGGTGTCTTGACTGCAGGTATCAGTCAGTTTGCTACAGGTATGATCCTTACTAGGAGAGTAACAGGTTTAAGTGGCCTCAAAGGAAATGTAATTAATGGTGCTATAACAGACGCTACATTCTTTGATCCGTTTGAGGCTAATATTTCTACGTTAGCTAAATCTTCTGGTGGTATATTTAATAATGCTATAACAGATGCTCTTGCAACAAATGAAACACAGGGTGAATTTGTTAATAGAGTTAGAAATGGTATTGAGGGTCTTGCATTTGGTGGGGTCATTGAAGTATTTGGTAAGGCATTTAGAGCAGCGAAAGCTACAAAGAATGCTAAAGAAGAGTTTATAAAAACAGGTGAGGTGTCCGTTCCTGCTAGAAAAGAAATGGATGATGCTATAGATGACCTAAAAGAAATAGATCTTAAAGGTTCTGTTGATAAAGATGATATTAAAATAGCTTATGATAAACGTAAAGGTAAGTACGATATTGAAAGAGCAAAAGCTAACACAAAAGCAGAAGCTATAGAACAAAAAACTAAAGCTAAAACAGTTGCTTCAGATAACAGAGAAGTATCTAAAGATTTTATTGAAGAGTTTGAAGAGAGACTAGGAAAACAAATATCCACACGTGACGCAGATGGAAATGTAACAGGATTAGATTTTGATTTAGCTAGAAAAGTAGGTAAGGAAACTACTGAAAGTTTATATGGGTCTAAGACCAGAGCATTTCTTGATAACGTAGTAGGTGTTAAAACCATAGCTGATGTAGATGTGGCTAAAGGAGTTGATGAAACATTTAGTGTCATATTAAATCCTGATAAACTAGATGCCATAGTAGCAGTTGCTAGTGATCTAAAAAAACAATTTCCAGATGCGTTTAAACCAAAGATAAATCCTGTAACAAATAAAAAACTCCGTGTCATAGATCACTTGTTTGAGTTAACTGTTAGTGGAGAGTTAAAAAGTGATAAACTAATAGACACTTTAGGAACATATGGTCTAACCTATGAAGATTATGTAGTAAGTGTTGTGGGTTCTGGGTCTGATGCTGGAAGGTTACTACAAAAACTATCCCAGTTAGGAAGAGCTAGACCTAAAAGCGAAGCAGAAGAAATTGCAAACAGATCTTTAATGGATGCACAGAATGGTATCCGTCAATGGGTAATGCGTATCGAAAATATTAGAAGAGGTTCATTGGTTTCACAGTTAGCTACAGCAGCTAGAAACGTAACCTCTGTGGCTATACGTATGCCTCTTGAAAGTCTTGGTAATGTAATGGATACAGCCTTGTACTCATTAGGTAAAGAAGGCTGGGGTGCAGCAGGAAAGTCAATGCTTAATAGGCAAAACTGGGTGGGTTCTTTTAAAGGGATGGGGCATTTCTCATCTCTAAACACTGGTGGTTTGTATCGTAAGAACAGAGAATTTACTGACATGATACTGGAGCAACCAGAGTTTTCTACACAGTATGACAAAATGTTTAATCAGTTAAATGAAATAAGAAAACACACTAAAGGACCAACAGGTGGTGTGCTTGACAAGGTAGCTACACAACTAGAAAGAGGTGTGGATGTTTTAAACACACCTAACAGACTGCAAGAGTTTATGGTTCGAAGGGTTAGTTTTTTAAGTGAGCTTGAAAGATTAGTTAAACGAGAGTGGAATGTAGATCTTATAGATACCGTAGGTAATGGAGATCTTCGTAAGCTTACCTCTGACATGAGCCAGTTTAAACCTAAAGGTGCAAGATCATTTATAGAATTAGTAGACTCATCTGTAGGTAAAGCATTAGACGTAACATATGCCAAACAACCAGACTTAAAAATCTTTAGAGATGCAACGAACTTTATAACTCGTAATGGTCTTACAACTATCATACCTTTTCCACGGTTTATGTTTAATAGTATTGAATTAGTTGCCACCTATGCAGGTGGTGCATCCATACCACTAACCCGTAAGTTACTAGACATGGGTAAGAAAACTAAGGGTGGAGCATTAAGTGAAGTTGAACGTAAACTTGTAACACGAAATGTTATGGGTCTTGCAGGTATAATTGCAGCATACCAATACAGATCAGAGATTGGGTCTATGGAGTTGGGTGAAAGACTACAAGAGCAAGTTGAAGGTGATTATAAACTACTAGCCTTTGGTGATAAACGAGTAGATGTAACACCACAATTTCCTATGCGTCAGTATATGTGGGCAGGTGAAGCAGTAAGAAGAATAGCTAACGGTACATTCTCAGATTGGTACGACCATAGAGAGGCTATGCAAACCTTCATGGGTACTAACGTAAGAGTTGGTACAGGTAATGTAATCTTTAATGATCTTGCAGAAATTATATCAAGTGATGATGCAGTAGCAGGAGAAAGAGTTAAAACAGGTTTTGCAAAAGCAGTAGGTAACTATCTATCTACATTTGCTACACCAATAGCACAGATAGTAGAGGCTCAACGAGCAGCAGGTATGAGAACTATGGACTATGTAGATGCTGCAGAAGATCCTACACTTAATACCTCAGACAATTTTTTAAGTGAATTTTCAAGGCCGTTTAGAGCTAGAGGTTTCTCTAATTTATTTACCCCAGACTCTGAAGGTACACTACCACCACGTGATTTTTTATTTTCACAAGATAAACAAAGACCTAACCCCCTTGTCAAAGGTATCTTTGGAATAAATATGTTTGAGAAGGATGAGGATTACGGACAGTTCTTTAAACAGCTAGGCTATACAGAGTGGAAACTAGGTAGTCGATCTAGGATACCTACACAAAAAAGAAATGAGAACCAAATTATTAGAGCTATACTACCTGCAGTGGCAAACTTAGGTAGGGCATTACAAGCAGAGTACGAATCAGAGTATGATATTCTTTTAAGTAGAGGACAGGAAACTGGTGGTTTGTCAAAAGAAAAATGGGTGTCAAGTAAACTTAAAGTTACACTGGACAAGCAGCTAACGAGAGCAAAGAGTTTAGCAGGTCAAGTTGGTGAGAAGGATGTAAGTAGAGAATCATTAGCACATGACTCATGGAGAAAAATTCCTAAGAATGCACGATCATCAGCTATGACTAGGTTTTTAGAAATAAAAAATAGAGATCCAGAGCTAGCAGATCTTAAAGACATGGAGCTATTAATAGGCATAGCAAAAGCAGTTAGATAAAACAAAAAAGGGGGCAACTAAGCCCCCAATTTTTTACCTATCATCTCCACTTCCCCCTATTTTATTTTCTTTCATCCTCTTATGTATCTTGGCTTGATTGCGACCTGCTATAGTACCAAGAGATAAGTTAAGATCTGTTGCCAGTGCAGCACAGTACCATAGTACATCTCCTATCTCACTAGCAATGTCCTCTCTCCAATTCTCTGGCATATTTTCTAGGCCATCCCTCATTAACTTCTTTACTTTGTTAGCTACTTCTCCTGCCTCACCTGCTAGTCCAAGTGCAGGGTAGGATATTTTAAACTTGTCATCATAGATTGCTGTCGCTTTAGCGTTACTTTGATACGAATTAAAGTCTGACATTTTGTACTTCTCCTTCAACCAATTCTGTGCTTCTGTTTCTAGTTTGTTCATGCTTAGTAACTCTCTTTAAGTTCTCACTAAATGCTCTATTAAAGCCCCTATCCCACTCTCTAAACTGCATAGTATCCATATGGAAGGGGTTGTTTATTCTACCCCTTTTGAAATCATCATAGCCTCTCTGAAATTGAACCTTCAGTGGGGCATCATATTTTCCAAGACCCCTTTCTTTACGTGTTAACATTCTCTGCATGTGCTACTCCTTTGGATTAAGTTTACTTTTTAATTCATCCGTCTTAGTATTCTGTATAGCCTGTACGCATTGTGCCATATGATTGAGTATCTTTAACGAATTACTACCAGTAGACAGTGTTCTTACTACACCCATAATGTCCTCATCCTTTTCGTCTACTTCATACTCCTTATCTTCTACAGTAATCTTCATGTTATCTCCTTTTCTAATTGCTTTTCTAGGTTAGCCATAGCTCTCCATGCTACCTGCGCCCAGTCTTCGTCTAGTATGTGACGCATCATTGCGTCTAGTTCGTCCTTCGACTTTGTCCTATCCCAGAATATAGTCTCAGGTGTCTGCCCATGTTGTAAACCACCAACATAAGATATCTTTGCTATCGCTGCAATAGCTCTAGGAAAGTATTTAATAAACCCTGTGTATACAGGTATTGCTTTTCTTTCCTTACTGTCCGTGGGTAATATCATGGTGATCTCCTTATGTTAAGTCTACTATTTCACACACATCTCCTGAACAGGCTAACGTCTGCATCGCTACTGTATTATCTTCTTCCTCATAACTAGACAGCAATGCCCAATCAATTTTCTTTGGAAGCTTCTTTGATAATGCCTCATATTCTTTCTTAGTGCAATCTTGATATGGTGCTTGTTGATAAGTATGATCAGAGTGTGGCAAGAAAGACACACCAGACATCTCATCAAAGTTCTTATACACAAACGCACCAACTTCCAACCATTCATTATCCTTTACTGTAATGGTTACTGATGGCTTATGCTCACACCAATGTCTTTGATATATCAACCACATATCTAACTGTTCAATTGCAGTCATGTCATCCCTAGTCACAGCAGCTTTTGGTGACGCAATAGGAAAACTAAACACAGTTGTACTGTCAGGTTTCATTACGCATAGTTCTGCAGGTACACCTTGATCAATCATAAACTGTGTCAGTGGATCTTTGTTATCTCCTCGTACAGTTCTTACATAGTACTGGCTGTGTCTAGCATGTATACCACTAGCACTGTCTACTAATTGTGATACAGTACCAGATGGTTTGACGCACGTGACAGCAGTAGACTGTTGTATCCCTAGCTTCTCAGCCCACTCTTTATTTGTAGTGACAGCAACTAGTCTGAGATGATTGAGTGTCTGTTCAAGACCTTTGTTCTTGCTAGTCATCATAGCATTATCCATGATACCTGTCAGTGATACACCAAGTAGACGTTCTTCCTCTGTGTTATTCTGCCACACCTTACGTAGGTATGGGAACTTGGTAAACGTAGACTGTATAGTACCCAGTATAGTAGCAAGTTCTACCTTCTTAGATAAACTTTTGATATCATCTGTTGCTCGTACAACTATTTCTGTGAGGTTGCAAAATTGGTATGGTCGTAATATTATCTCAGAACAAGGGTTGCAAGCAAACTCCCAGTCAGCATCTCGTCTGCCATTCCTAGCTGCTTGTTTCTGTGCAGCCTGTCTGTTAAAGATACCACGCTCACCTGACTTAGACTCTACCAGTGCAGTCCACTCACGTAGGAATGTCTCCATGTCCGGCTTCTCTGTATAGCACACGCTGTTATTTGATAACGCTCTATGAGGTGCAGCTTCCCACCAGTTACCTGACTTAGCATGTCTCATACGATCATCTGATAGATTAGACAGACTAATCATAGCTGACCTACGTACACCACCAACAACAACTATCTCACCTATCTTACACATGATGTCGTGACATTCTATGCTTGACAGCTTACGAGTCTGTGCTGTCTTAAACGTGCCAACCACAAACATAAACAGATCTATCAAAGGTGCAGGGCCAGATGCTCTACCACCAAATGTTTTTAACTTAGCTCCTGCAGGTCTGACCAGTGTCACATCCCACTTGGGTATCTCTCCTGCCCATAGTAATGCAAGCAGTTGTCGTAATGCTTTTGCCCATCCTTCTTTACTATCCTTGACCACTATAGTTGTATCACTATTATATAGTGGTGGTATCTCAGGTAGCTTAGAAACATACTGTCTCTCCACACTAAAGCCTACACCTGTACCACAAAGTAATACAAACATAGCCTCATCAAAACTCTTTGGATCATCCACAGGTAGGTAGCTACAGTTGTAGCCTGCTGTGTTATCTCTGTCTAGTGCAGGGCCAGCAGTCATCATTGCCCTCATAGATGGCATGATAGATAGACTAGCTACAGCATCATATAGACTTGCACGTAGGTCAGTATCTAAGTCATAGCCTATCTTGTCAGCCATGTAATCAATGTACCTGCCTACAGTTTCTCCCCAGTTCTCTCGTCTTTTGTCTTTGTCTAACCATCTTGCGTAACGAGATGTATGTATGAACGCTTGATAGTCTGTTGGTAAATAATTGCTCATGTTCTACTCCACTAATACTCTAATTGTTTCTATTTTCATACCATCTATATCATAGATAAATTCATGTAGTGCTTCTTTAATCTCTTGATCTACAAACCCATCAACAGGTATAGGATACTCGTCTTCGTCTAGGTTTAAAGCTAATAATACTTTTACTCTCATGTTAACTCCTAATGAAACTTCAACTGTATCACATTGTCTTCACCAGTTTCGACTGTAACAGTGTTGTCTATCTCTGAGTGTTTTTGTTTCAGCACTTCGTTTGTATAAGTATACAGCATCTCCCTGAAATCGTCGTTCTCTTCCATCAAAGGTATACAGGAGCTTACCAATGTACTCACAAACATTAAGTGATCGTAGTCCTGTGGGTCTAAGTTATTTTCCTGTGTCGTTATAGTACCTATCTTTAATTCACCTGTCCATAGACCATCGTCATCTAGTAGGGGTGCTAGTCTAATAATAAAATCGTTTGGTTCAAAGTCTAAGAATATTTTGTCATCCATGTTATGCTCTCCTTGTTTTCTTTAGTGGGAAAGGTATAACACTTTTGTCTTGTAGTTGCCATAGTGTGTCAGGTTTTTTTGTTTGTTCTTTTAGCCACGACTCAGGAATAATCCTATCGTGATATAAGAAGTTATTCTTTTCACACCAACTTGCATACGTACCCTTTGCACCCTTATTTAGTTTTCTTTTACTGCTCTCAAATACAAACCTAATGTCAAGGTTTGGATGTTGTTTCTGTATAGCCAGATGTTTACGCCTATCTGCTTGCACAAAGCGACCCTTAACTTCTATTATAATACCATTAGGTAACAGGAAGTCAGGTGTATATGTTCTATACATCAAGTCTTCCCACTCTATCTTAAAGCATTCATACCTAAAGTCTTGGTTTAATTCTTTCAAACGATCAGAGACTTTAATCTCCAGACCACTACGATACCCATATTTTAATGCAGCCTTAAACTGTTTGACGTTACGCATCAGATGGATCATAGTTCTTGAACAACTTCCAGTATGTCAACAGACTAGTGAACATAGATATGTGTTTAGCATGTGACTCTTTACTCCATAGCCAAGGTATAATTAATTCTGTATCCTTTCTGTCTACAAAAATAGATACCCTCTCAGGATCTTTTACATTACATCCCTCAGCATAGGCTGATAGTTGCATACCATGCTCAGGAAATACTAGACTAGAAGGTGTCTTCTTCTTGCTCTCTAAGTTATCCTTAGTTTTAAAGTCAACAAAGATACCTGTATCAGAGTGTAGATCTATCTTGCCACCATATCCTAAGTCAGCACAGAATGAATCTTCTGCAGTCCATGTCTCATCAGGGAATGTTTTGTCTAAGTACTTCTTGATTGCTAGGTAGGGCTTAGTCTCTGCCCCACCTGCAAACCCTTGTTCTATCATGGCGTGGATGGTTGTACCCATCTCTGCTGCCTCTTTGCCTGTACTCTTTGAGTGTTCCTTACACCTATAAAAGAATTGATCTGTACTTTCGTCGTCTTGTTTAGTTAACGTAAGTGCAGAGTTCAGAGCCTGATTTATTTTCCAGTTCTCTAAAGCAGGTTTAGCTGCAACACCAAGGATGGTAGTAACAGATGGTACGTAACCATGTTTCCTAGCATCCCGTAAGTTAGTGTTACGTTCCTTACCATTGGAGCCTACGATAGTATACGCAGCTTCTCCTGTTTTATTGTACCAGTGTTCAGACTCTGACTCTTTTTTCATTAAGCAAAGTCCTCTGCGTCTATGTTGATAAAGTCATCGACTGTCTCTCTATCAACGTCTTCTTTCTTATGCATGTTCTCATCCCACGAATTGGTAATGTAACCATTGTAGTTTGAAATCCATGCTAGGAAGTTAGCAAAGGTTTCCTGTGCCAGATCATCCATGTCCAGTGTATTCGTTAAGTCAAGAGACACAGTTGGTAGGTAGAAACAGTTACCATTAGGTAGCTTACGTTCCTCTGTAGAAAGTTTAACATTGTGCTGTATAGGTAGACGCTTCATCTTACCCAACTTGTTGAACACATTTGTACCAAAGGTTTTGAAAGCATCTCTGTTCTCAACTTCCCATATGAATGGCGTAGCCCCTATAGTAACTGATGCACCTGTCTCATCAACAGGATTTTCCAACTCTATAGTACCAAACAGTACACGTACACGCTTGATCTGTTTCAATAGATCCTGCATCTTCTCAGGTAAAGACTTGAAGTCTGGTATATACCCTGCAGGTTTACCACAATTGAAACCACCATCGTTATCTTTCAGATCAATGTTTAGATTGTCTGCCATGATAGTCTTTACATACCTGTTAGGTGTGTCTGATGTCTTCATGATGAAACGCTTGTGCATAAACCTCTGCATGTAAGGACGTATGGTAGCCGTATCAGAGTAGTATGTTGGCCCATCTGGGATGTCCAGTTTGTATGTACCACCACTAACAACTTCTACGTTTACCATTTTACCATTAACTTCTGACCTACCCATGATAGGTGAGTGGTTAATACGCACACGAGCCAGTGCGTCTGCCTTCTCCTTATTGGAGCCTGTGTCCATTGCCATGCCCATAGCCTTTGCCATTGATGCATAGTCATTGGTATCTACTTTCATTACTTGATTATCCATGTATTAATCTCCTTTGTTTTATACGTTAAGGTTCTAGTTATATCACGCAACATCTTTTGTGTCAAGCCAGTTTGGTCCTATCTTTGCTTCTAATAATAATGGCACATTAAAGTCTATGTTCCACCTCTTATTAAAGATGTTAACGAGGTTGTCGTTAGTTAGTTTTATTATCTTTATTACTCTATCCGTTTCGTCTGGGTGTATGTCAATTACTATACTATCATGTACAGTATTAACAACACAGCTTTGCATAGAGTTTGTCTCTAAAAGCTTGTCTATGTATAGCATAGATATAGGTACGATGTCAGCAGTTGCAAAGGATTGCACAGGATAATTCTTTATCTGTGTGAAAAATGTCACACCACCATTACGTCTACGCTGTACGTCTGGGAATGCAAACTCCCTACCAGATGGTATAGTCACCTTACCTGTAGTCAACACCTCTCGTGCCAACTCCTTATGCCAACGTGCTATACCTGAGTACTTCTTAGTGAACTGTGCATAGTAAGCAGCCTCAGCCCTTGTCCTACCAAAACCACTCGCGCCATACAAGGGAGCAAACGTATGTGCCTTTGCTTCTTGACGTGAGATCTTCTGCCCTGCATCACTGATAACCTTAGCTGTATAGCTGTGTACATCAAAGCCTGTTGATACTTCTTGTATGGCTACCTCATCCTGACTAAGGAATGCAGCAACTCTAAACTCTAGCTGTGCAAAGTCAGCTTCCATGATCTGCCCACCCTTCCATCGTGATACAAACACTTTCTTTACAGGGAATGTACCACCACGTGGCATGTTCTGCATGTTAGGTTCTGTACTGGATAGCCTACCTGTAGCTGTGGTACTCTGACGCAGCTTAACATGTAGCATACCATCAGCCTTAGTGTAGGTAGTTATACCTTCTACAAAACTAGACAGATATGTGTCCAATGCAGATAGTCTTCGTATCCTTTGTAAGAATAGCACAGTGTCACTGTGTCCTTTGTCTCTAGCTACTGTCTCTAGCCTGACTAGATTATCCTTACCTGTACGAAACCCATTGGCACTGACCCAATCAGGGTTAGGTGCTACGAACTTTAGACCTGCTACATACGTAGTGTCAGTAAACCTATAGCCTACAGCACCACAGTCTAGACACTTAGTTGTCTTAACAAATGGTGTGCCATTCTTCTTAGTCTTACGTATCTGACCTGACCCTCTACAAGTAGAGCATTGCTTGGCCTTCTGCCTATACAACACAGATGAGTTACTCTTGATAGTAGATCTAAACTCCTGATCAGTAGCGCGTGGATCAAATGCATTAGCCCACATAGGTTTGTCATGTGGTTTACGACTGAATATAATCCAAGACAATTGCTCTGGGCTATTAAGATTGATAGGTCTATCACCCATAAGAAGCTGCACCTGACCCTCAAGCACAGATAGTAACTCATTCTTCTCTGTCTCAAACTCCTTGCGTACTTCTTCTAACACATCCAAGTCTACCTTGAAACCACGTTGGTATATACGTGTGAGGCAATCAGCTATTCGATTGGTTAGCTTCACTGTCTCCATTAGACCTGCGTCTTCTCCAGTAAGCTTAGCATCTAGCTTGTTGAACAGGTCCATCGTAGAGTGTAGGTCAGCAGACAGGTACTCAGACAGCTCATCGTGTGGTATTTCTCTGGTTGTATACCCTTTGTTGAAGTAGTCCTTTAGTGTACCCATCTTCTGTGTGTCACAGTCATATCTCTCAGCCAAGTACCCAAGGCTAAGAGGTTCTTTCTGTCCACGTTGTAGTATGTAAGCACCAAGCATAGTATCGAACACCTCACCAGTATACGTGAAGCCTGATTCCCATATCCATATAAGGTCATGGGCTGCATTGTGCATCACCAAGAGGTGTGTATCATCCAGAATACTCTGAACAATACGACCACCCTCAGTGCTAGGTTGCTGCTCACTGTGGTCAAAGGTAACTATCTTTTGCTCAGAGCCTGATGGCCCTTGGCATAACATACCTACCATAGTAAGGGAGTTCTCTGCCTCGAATGGGTCAAGCATAAGCTTACCATTACGTTTAAGAGTTGTGTTCTCCACATCTAGTACTGTTACATGTCTCATTTTATTCCTTCTATTACACTCGTTGCTTCTTGTATAGTCATTTGAAACCACTCACCTGCTTTAACATGGGACTGCTTAGAAATTGTGTGTGCCTCTGCCTCTGCTTTACGTCTGTCAGTAAATGGTTTGCTATACTCTAGCTTATAGTCACGATGGGGGCTACTTGTTTGATATCCCTTGAGCCTATCTTCAGAGTCAATAGCCATACCTATTTTAACCCACCCAACAAAAGCAGGGTTGGTAATAACATACACCTCACCCTCTGTACTATCTTCATAGTTTACTAAGGATGAGAATGCAGCGTCACCAAAGGTTTTAAACTTTCCTGCCTTATATAGAGGATGACTTCTTGATATGTATTTACCATCAACAAACATTTGAGTTTTATTATACTCACGTTTAGTCTCTGGATTATCTTTATACCAATACTTTTTACCTGTGTTAGGATTTATTTCGTTAGTGTGTATCATACTTCGTACCTCGCTGTTTTATAATTGAGTTCACAATGAACTATACCATGCCACCCTGATAGTTTATTCTTAACTACATTAA